TATTCCCTTTGATGGAAGGACACTAGGAGAAACATTCTTGTTTCCTATCGTCTGACGAATATCGGTTGATGGAGTTATTGCTTTCTCTAACGCAATAGAGGCTTCTCTCTCCTGCCTTTCGTCGGATTCTATGAATTTTCTTAGGTATTCTTCGTTGTTTGGATCAAATATGCTGTCACTCATGACTTTTCCTTGATGATGATGGAATGATCTATATATCCAAGAAAAAAGGAGGATCCCATAGGAATCCTCCTTTTTGTATCGTCAATATTAAGATTGAGATTACCTGGTGATATTGTCCCAGTAATCCGCCCTAAATACCAATCCGTCTATCTTCGCTATCTGGGTTCCTGTATCGTAGCTAAGATCATTAAATGCACTAGCTAGAGGTGATGTAGGAAACACCTGTCTAAACGTTATCTGTTTGATTATCACACCCTTCTTGTTATACATGAGAACCGTCATCAACGTTGGATCGTCTGCAGTTCCTGCGTACTCAGATTTTAGTCCAAGCTCTCCCGTAAGTGGATTGTAAACCAAATCACTCCACGCCTTTAGCGCCTTATAGACATACACGCTATTGGAGTTATCCAGGTTCAGCTCAAAGCTCATTGTTATATCTGCATACGTATTTTCAGGAAGAGCGCCAGCGTAAGAACGGGTTACTCCCTTGTATTTTTGTGTGACTACTGGTGGCAGCTTTTCTATAGCTCCCAGCCCGGTTATTGTTATGACGTTATCGAGAACCAATTGAGTGTTTTCCCAAGGGGTTCCCGTTCTTATTGCTGCAGGCGGAGTTATTCGAACCTCAAATAAGTTATTATAGATGGGTTCAAACGACTGCATTGACGCCTGTGACAATCTAAAATGTGGAAGACCTGATGCCATATGTTTGCTTTATTTTTTTATCTTCTTAGATTAGACTATGGTAAAACCTCCGCTGGAGATGCCACCGGTCTTAAACACTGTTATCCTGTTGATGATCTTCTGTAGACCCCTCGCAGGTTCGATCTGAACATCAATGATTCCGATGTTTTGATCTATGATCGCAGCAGTGTTGTTCGTTTCGTCCATTATCACCCTATAATCATATACTCCACCAGCAGTCCTCACTCCTTCGAGGAAGCTAGAGACCTTGTTCTTTATTTCAAGTCTTGTTGCCTCATCGTTGAACTCGAACAGGAAGTTTGTCAATGTCGATTCGATGCTCTGCTCTATCGTAATCAGAAGATCCCTAACGTGCAGGTTGTTGAACGCCGATATCGTCTTTTGGAAGGTGGTTTGGTTAGCAAATATCATCGTACCAACTCCCCTCTTTGTGATGATCGGGTTGAAACCCACTGGTTCGAGGTTTTCTCTGTCCGAGAGGAAGAGATCGGCCTCAACTCCAACAAGGTTAGGATTGCTTATCACACCCCTTCTTGTTCCTGCAACGATAGAATACGGATATCCAGATATGAACTTTTGAACAAAGTTATTTGAAACATCCGAAGCAGGAGGTACAAGTATGTTCTTGTTATTTTCCCTAACTACCAGATAAGGGAAGAAAACTCCGCAATACTTTGCTCCATTTCCTTCGTTAGGAAGAGAGAATGTGAACGATGGTCCAAGAGATAGGTTTCCACCTTGCGCGATGTACGCAGTGTTGAGAACCGGCCTTGGAACGCCTGCAGCAGGATCAGGAGCGTCAGTAAACCTTGGATCCGTCGATTCGTAGAATTCCTTCAACGAAGGCGGGTTAAGGAACGCCAAACACTTGCCCCTTGTCATCGCAAGTCTCGAAAGGATGTTCTTTGCTCCCATCTGAGGGGCAAGACCTCCATCGAAAGTATCGATGATGTACCTATAATCAATGATGTCTGTATCTGCAAGAGATTCAAAAAGGTTTGTGCTTTCCAAAACTCCAAGGATCTTTTGAAGCTGTGATTCCTTGGTTCCTGTTGCAGAAGGAAGATGATATTCTGTCATCAAGAAACCAGAAAGATTTGTTAGCTGATACGTTGATACCAGGTCTTCGATTCCACTATATTTTACAACAGCAGGCGAAGTTGTCTCGTCCTTGATGTAAATTGGCTGGTTCGTCGTTGCCTGATATGTTATCACTCCTGTTACAGAGTTTACCTTCTTTACCTTTGTTTGGATCTTGGCCATGTGATAAGAAGGATTGCCAGACTCATCGTAAACGATGCTAACAAGGTAATCACCCACAGTGAAGGACGATCCCTGTGATTCTGCAAATGTGATTGTTGTCCTTGAAGTGTCCCAGCTTTGAACAGGAACATCAGTCAAAAGAGTTTCTGAAGAAAGCGTTACGGTCACGTCTCCAGCTCCTTCGATGTTCGTGTCGACGTCCCTAGTGTTCAGGTCTGCATCGGTATAAGGATATATGTAAAGAACCTCAATTCCGTTTGCATCCTTGCCTCTTTGATACTTTAGATAGCCAGAAGGGTTAACAGAAGTATCTCCGGTTTCTGTTGCGTCGAACGCTTGACCGTCAAGAATCGTTGCTGCATTGTAATCGGTGAACACGTTTGCGTAAGAATACGCGATCCATGCATCGTCTTCTGTTCCAACAGTTCCTCCCCTCCAAACCATGTCGAATGCATCAGGCTCATAAACAAATGCAACGTTATCAGATCCTCCAGAAGAGTAAACCCTAGGCGTTACAGTCGATCCGAACACAACCTTATAGCTAGTTTCAACCGAGTTATCTACAAGTTCAGCAAAATCGGTGCTAGGATCTATCGTTATTGTCATTTCGTCCGATGAAGAATCATACGATGCCGAATCGACAGTTACGTAGAAATACTTGCTATCATCTGTTGCGTTTACCACCAATATCTTCTTTCCTGCAGTAAGACCTGCATCTGATGTAAGATCCGTCGCAGAAGAGAATACGATATCAAGACCAGTGGAAGGAGATGTCAAAATGCTATACTTAGTATTTGTTTCCTCCGTTACCTTAGAAGCGTGTGTGTATGAAACCTTAAGGTATGTTTCTCCACTGGAGACGACCTCGCCAACCGATTTGACCAAGCCCCATCTTCCAAGATCCGTATCTGTTGTGTTCAACAGAAGCAAACTCTTTGAAGCTGTGACATTTGATTTGATTGCATTGTAGTTCGTAAGGGTAAAATCGAGATCGGTTGAAAGCGGCTTCTTTATAGAAAGAACGTTATCGAACCAACCGTATGCCCCTCCGACCTTGCTACTTTCGACAGTGAACCATCCGTTCGATGTATCACCTGTGTATACGTTTGTCGTTGTGAAGTTAGGTTGTTGATCGTCAGAAGTTCCAGGGGTTGTATCCGGAGATATTCCCATCTGTGCGATGTCTATCGCATTGGTTAACACCTGCCTTGCGTCGAACGAGTAATCCTTTGTTGATTCAAGATTTGCCTTATAAGAGAGGAAGTTCATCGTAGTGAACGTTGCATCCAGATCGGCAAAGCTGTGTCCAACCATGTCAACTTTGCTTGTTGATTCTGCATAGTTTTCAAGTGCCTCCCTGTTTATGGCACAGTAGAGACCCGTTGCGTTGGTTGCATTGTTTACGATTGTGTCGATAGACTGATTTACGTTGTTATTATCGATGAAATCAGGTATGATACAACCTATGAAGCTACCTATGCTTATGACATCAGGAGAGGTCAAGAAGTTGTCTATCTGGTCCTTCTTAAGTCCCTGCTTATTAAAGAACGTTGAATATACAGGGTCGGTCGAAAGAACCTCATAGTTATTCCAATTTCCCTGTACAACGTTGATCTCTACGAAGTATTCAGAAAGGTTATCCCATTCGTAAACAAAATCCGGTACGGTTTCGTTTAGCTGTGAGTAATATTCCTTCGCTGATATATCGTATCCGTTTATTCCCGTTGCCTTTTTGACTATGATGGATATCGGTTTTTGACCGACATTGACAAAATCAAAGAGCTTTCCATTATTTATGGCATTGTTATTCGCAACGGCTACGAGGTTTTCCTCAGAAAGCTTGTAGAAGCGCTCTGTATCATAGAAGCTTTCGTAAAGCGCTCTTGCCTTTATGCCATTAGATTCTCCGGCAGAAAGGGAATAGGAAACGTAATCTACTGCGTCTCCGCCGTCGTATATCGGCTTATTGTTGAGAGGGAGAAGGTTTATAGCGTAGACCGGTCCAAGCCTTAGACAGTTATTTAGGGATCTGTGGAAGAATGATCCCCTACTTTCTAGGAACTTATCGACGTCTCCAAATATGGTTCTTGCATCTTTTGCGTCCCTTAGGAACACAGGAGTATTGAAAGGACCCTTCCTGGAAAAGCCAACAACGAGACGTAGGGTGTTTGTGTTTACCACTATCCTCTCGCTGGCGTCAAACTCTACCGTATAAACACCGCTAGCTTTGAATCTATTTAGATCAAGGGTTACTGTTGCCATTGCGTGATTTTTTTTCTAGTTCTATTTTCGTATATATCACGCACTGGAAAAATTACAGAGTAAAATTTAAGTTTGGAGGGGGTTCCAACTTAAAATCTGTATCGAAAAGACTAAAACCGTCCATGATACCGGTAAAATCTTCGTCCTGGTTGTCAAGCGTTTGAAATACCTTCTGTTGAATCTTGTTTTTCTTTGATTCTTCTATGCTATCAAACATCTCTTCAACCTGCATCAAAAAATCTTCCCCTGCAGGCTGGCCGTCTATATCAAAGTCTATTAAATAGGGAGAAAGGTTTACACATGTCATTGCAACGTCATCATGGTTTCTGCTATCGGCAGAATAAGATGTCGATGTCTTTTGAAAGTTTATCAGCTCTTCGCACGTCGTTCTCTCGTAAACCCTGATCTTTCTTGCGCGTTCAAGGGCCTTAAATGTCGTACAGAACATCTCCTTGTTGTCCTTCTTTATCCTGACACCCGCCTTCTTTCTCTTTGAGTCCTTTGTGTGTTTTGTGTGAATGAAAATGTCCTCAAATACATCGTCCATATATTTTGGATCATTCAATACCCTAGATATGAAATAATCTCCCTTGAAGTTTATTTCTATTACTACCTTTGTATTTTCGACACCAAGGTAATTTATGAGAATCTCCGCAAATATCCGAGCTGCGTTTTCAATCGAAACTGTATTGTCCCTAAACAACGCAATCTGATCCAGGTAGAAGAAATCGCTCTCTTGTGTTGCGTTCTTCACCCGTTCAAGGTCTTCGTTCTCCCTGACCTTCAATTGGAATATGTTAAAGACCGTCGAATCTCCACCGTTACCATCGGCCAAGTCGATCGAAACTGCGAATCGTTTATCATCAAATTCAAAATCAAATTCTGGATCCCACGTAAGACCATCATGGTTTATTCCAAGGTCGTGTATCTCTGGTATCTCTCTCCATTCATAGTTCCGTTGACCGTTCTTTAGACGTTCTATCTGTTCCTCCGAGAGCAACATGTTTGAGCCAGTGAAGAATTTTAGCCCGTACTCTGTCTCGAACTTCTCTTTTCCGTTTATTCCAAGGTTCTGTATTTCTTTCTGTTTCCATGCTTCATCACGACCTGGAACTTGCCAATAATCTATCCTTAGAGACCTGTATTCGTTGGTTCCGTTCACACCGCCCATGTAAAGATCATAGAACAGGTTTGGCCCATTAGGTGTGCTCGTGATGATAACCTGTGAAACCTTCGAAGATGAAAGCGTAGGATATATCGAGGTATAGAACGGTTCTGATATGTTATCAGGAACGAACGCAAACTCGTCAGAGTACAATAGGTGAACGGTTTTGCCTCGACCGGAACTCTTTGTTGTGGTTTCAGCAAATATCTTACAGCCATTATCAAAATAAACCGTATTGACGTTATTTACCAATATTCCAGGTTTCAAAAAATAAGGAAGTCTATCGTAAACGTCCTTTATCTTCTCCATGATTTCTTTGGAAGTTGCACCCTTATTGGCAAGGATAAGGACGTTCCTATCAACGTGAAAACATATGTACCACGTGATGTATATCGCAGAAGTTATTGTTTTACCGATCTGACGACTTGCGAGAAGAGCAACATAACGATTATTCTGGAATTCTGCAAGCATAGTTTCCTGATAATCACGAAGGGTGATCTTTTGTATGCCTTCATCGGTCATCGCACTTGCGTACCTATTAGCAAAGTAAACCACATCAAGTGCACACTTCTTAAACTCCTCTAATTCTTCGGGGGTGTATTGAAACGGTAGGTTTGCGGATTTTTTCCCGATATCACCATCAATGAATGGGGCGGTACCAAGTATCTCCCCATTTTTATACGATTCAAAGTATGCGTCCACCTTTGTGGTGGACCACACGGATGATGATTTTTCTTTCTTTTCTTCGGCGTCCTGTACCGTTATCTTGGTAAAAAGCTTGGACATTGTTATGGTTTTATTCGTCGGACTTATCTATCTCGCTTCTTAGCTTCATCAATATGTCCCTAGAGCCCCTAGATATCTCTACTTCCATGTCAGATTTCGATAGGGTCTGTGCTTGCTGTGTTATGGATTTTGGTGCCGATGAAGAACTTTCGCCTTTCATCACCCATTGGTTAGAAAGCGATTTATAACTATCGTTCAGATAGACCTGCATCAATGCAAGCTGTTGATTGTATTCCTTTTTCTTGGATATCAGCGAAGTCTGAGAATCGATGAGCCTTGGAGTTATGTTTCCCTGGTCGATTTCTGCCAATATCTTTTTGAGTGTGTAGGAAGAACTAACTATGCAGAACATTATGTCCGCAAGATTGTCTATGTCAATCAATCTTTTTTCTACCATGACTGCCTCTGACTTAAACTCATCCGATACGTAAAAGTTTATGACAGAATCGACAGTTTTCACTGCCTTTTCTGTTATTTCTTTCTGCAACAAATCAAAATCTACATAAACCTGCGGTGGTTGTATGGGATTTCCCTTCTCCACCGGGTTTATAGAACTAAAGTTTTTTGCTATGTTTTCTAGATCGTCTAATATGTTACTCATCTTGTTTCCTTATACGGACTTTCCTATGTATGGGCTTCTAATTTCAGGTATTGCGTTGTCTATTATCATTCCTGAATCTGCGTCCAATACGATGGTTTGGTTTAGGAACATGGATTGTTGTTCCTCTGGAATTATTGTATCCATCAATCTTATGTTAGTTATGACGCTAGGTCCTGCTCTAAGCACATATTTCGCAGTGGATGAAAGGTTTGCATACGTTGGAGTCTCCTGTAGGTTCGAATACACCAGGTCAAGATCGACGGTTTCGTTAGGATCTGACATCTTCCAAATGTTGAACTGCATCTGGTTGAAATCCTTTGACCTTGAAAACGCCAGTGCGTAGAACGTTGAAAGGTCCAAAGGATCCAATGCACCGGCAGATTCAACATCGTACCATGTCTCAACGTTTCCAAACCTTACCAGGAAGTACCTAAGGTTATAGCTACTTATTTCAAATAGGTTGTCGGCCGTGATGAAATAGTTCTTGTAGGTCTTCTTGAATTTTATTTGCCACGAAGAAGGAACCGTGAACCACTGTCCGTAATTTTGTTCTATGTAACCCCTCCAGACATTAAGATCTGAATCATAATATAGGAAGTAATCAGAAGGCGGATCGCATATGTACTCCCAGTTTGCACCTGCTCGGTTTATCTGTACGACATTCAATGGAAACGAAAAGCTATTCCTACTCGAATACATCGTTATTGTATCCCCGACAACAACCTCTTTTATCTCCTGATTGAGCGTTATCGACACATATCCTGTTGATGTGGACCTATTTATCGAAACAAAGTTGTTCTCGTAGGTTTTTACAGAAACCGCCGGTGAATTGTCCTTGAACCATGCGGTAAACGTTCTATTAGAGTTCTGTGGCCAGTTGAAGGTAAGATCGTATTCAACGCCTATGTCGTATCCCTTTCCTGGTTGAGGAAGTATGGAGGACAT